TATCTAAATGAGAAGTTTGAGAAGTTACAAGCAAATTATATTGCACGAACTTCTCATTGTCAATAGGCAAACACGAGAAATATAGCGAAAATGAGGTGTTTTTTGATGGATCGGACAATTCTTCACAGTGATCTGAACAGTTTCTACGCTTCCGTGGAGATGATGCTGGACCCCAGCCTGCGTGGAAAGGCTGTTGCGGTATGCGGTGCCACAGAGGAACGGCACGGCATTGTGCTGGCGAAGTCCGACCTGGCGAAGAAAGCTGGTGTAAAGACCGGAATGGTCAACTGGGAAGCCAGACAGTTATGCAAGGATCTGATTATGGTACCGCCCCACTATGACCAGTACCTTAAATACAGTAAGCTGACCCAGTCCATCTACCAGCGGTACACCGACCTCATTGAGCCGTTCGGCATGGACGAGTGCTGGCTGGATGTGACTGGCTGCGGTGTGTACGGCAACGGCATGGAGATTGCAGAGAAGATTCGTCAATCCTGCCGTGAAGAGCTGGGGCTGACGGTCAGCATCGGTGTCTCATATAATAAGATTTTCGCCAAGCTGGGCAGTGACCTTAAGAAGCCGGACGCCATCACCGAGATTCGCAGGGATACATATCAGGAGCAGATCTGGCCTCTGGACTGCAGCGAGATGATTTACTGCGGACGCGCTACCACAGCGAAGCTGGCGAAGTACGGCATCCATACTATCGGCGATGTTGCTCAGACCGACCCTATGTTTCTCAAACGGTTGCTGGGCGTCAAGGGACTCTCACTCTGGCGTTACGCCAACGGCACCGACCAGTCCAGGGTCATGCACAGAGACTTCGTTTCTCCGGTGAAGTCTATTGGCCACGGCATCACCTGCACCGCTGACCTTGAGAGCGACGAGGAGGTCTGGAAAGTCATTCTGGAACTGAGTCAGGATGTAGGGCATCGACTGCGGGTACATGAACTGTCAGCACGAGGCGTTCAGATATCCATCCGTGGTCACGACCTCTTCGGCAGCCAGTTCCAATGCAAACTTCCGTTCAAGACCCAGCTTCCTTCTGAGATTGGAGCTGCTGCCCACAGGCTGTTCCAGGAACGCTATCAATGGAATAGCAAAGTCCGGTCTGTCTGCGTAAGGGCAATTGATCTTGTCCCGCAGAAAGACCCAGATCAGCTCTCAATGTTCGTGGACACCGATCGGCTGGAGCGGAGAGAACGACTGGAAGATACAATAGAATCCCTGCGCAGTCGCTTCGGCAAGAATGCCATAACTTACGGCATCCTGCTAGGTGACTTCAAGATGCCTGATGATGGGCGGCACAGCGTGAAGATGCCGGGATTGATGTATCAGTAGACTGGTAAGGTAGAATTTGCAGAAATGTAAATTATATATGAATTGTATTGACACACCCTATTTGTATTGATACAATACAAATAGAAATTTAGGGAGGTGGGCGAAATATGGATAAAGATCGCAATACACCAACAGCCATAGAGCAGCTAAGAAAGGAGCGATTCACAAAAAAAGAGCAAATCCTCGACTGGATTGCAGCCGCAAAGGCTCGGATTGGTGAAAAATCAATAACAGATAAGAAGCACTCTGCGGCATTCTATCACGCCTATCAGAATTTGCTTGGAAGATTTGCTGAAGCAGTTTCTAGTGCAGTGTTGTTTGAACATTTAGAGGATCGCTGGTTTTATGAACTGAGTATCTCCCATCGAGGAGCGAATCTCATGCTTGTTCATGCAAACGAATGCTGGGTAGGAAATGCAGGTATTGTACAGGTTACCACAGATCAGGCGTACACTCTAATCAACGTGAGAGGAAAATATCTGTCTGTGGAGAAGTATGCTGAGGCATACGATGTTAGCGTCGGAACAGTACGACAATGGATAAGACGAGGGAAAATTAGAACAGCAATAAAAACTGGAAATGAGTGGAGAATTCCAGAAATGACTGATATATCTGGCCGAGGTTACCAGAGTGCTGTCTATATGTGGTACACTCGCCTAAACGATTTACCGCCAGAATACAGCTTCCTTAATGACTATAGCACCGTTCTTATCAATCAGAATGGTTCAAATAAAAGCCAATTCTATGTTACATTTGCAGCTACAGGAGTTGAGGAAAAAACTGAGATTTACGAATCAAAGGATAGAGAAAAACTGGAATTGTTGTTAATCGCCCATCCTTCAGTCGTGAATATTGGTCTTCCTGAGGATGGACTGAATGTGTCTATTTCCCGAATAGGAGATATTGGATACGACTAAGTAATCGTTTGTTATTTGTAAAATCGCAATGAGCGTAGAGAGGAGGCAGATGCCATTGATAAATACCGCTGAAAAGATAAGAGGACAAATCCCGTATCCGTGCTGTTCCAAAGAAAAGGCAATGGCCTTTGAAAGTTCCCATGGAAGGGCTTCATATAAATGCCCCAGATGTGGTAAGTTCGCCATTTTTGATTTTGATAAGATGACGGCTTACCCAGCTTCGGCTGCAAGGGGGGCATCTCACAAATTTAATATGAAATTAGCTAGTATCGACTGAGCCAATAGGGGTCCGAAGTAGACTACCGCCGAGCCAGGGTACCGCAAACTTAGCAGATTTACAATCTGCTGGTTTGCAGTACCCTGGCTCTTTTTTTGTTCAAAAAATTCTTTAAATATTTTTTCAAAGTGTCCATTAGGTGAACACTTTGACTTTTATTCTTGAGCCACAGCAACAGAGAGGAGGTGAGCAAGCGATGAGATCAACAGTAGAACGGCGCGATGCCATTCTGGATGCCCTGTGCGTTCGCAGACAAGATACATATCAAAATCTGTCTCAGGAATTCGAGGTATCCTACAGCACCATTCGCCGGGATATAGAAGTCCTCGCTTGCTCCTATCCTATCGAACCTGTTCGGGGCAATAGGGGCGGAGTAAAAGTTGCGGACTGGTACCACCGCGATAGAAGCTACCTAACCACCGAACAGGCGGATCTGCTATCCCAGCTTGCGCACTCTCTGGAGGGACGGGATCTAGAGGTCATGAACGGAATTCTCTCAAAGTTTGCTCCATTTCATACACAGAAAGGATGATTTCAATTATGAGCAAGATCAAGCGCCTCCTCGATGTGGTCGAGGATATGGATGACCTGGCCCAGTGCCTCAAGGCTGCGGCTGATAAGTTCTGTCATTTGGCAGGAAGTATCAAGACTGTAGCCCAGGCAATCCGGGACGGAGACAGTAAAACTGCCTCACTCCCTGCACCTAAGGTTGCAGATTCTCCCGGGCCCAAGCAGAAGCCTTTAGCGATTGAGGAGGTTCGCGATGTGCTGCGTCCGCGTATTAAGGCAGCTGGCAGAGATGCAGTGCAGGACATCCTCAGAAAGTACGGCTCCCATCTGCTGACAGAGATCGACCCGGTCCATTACAACGCCATTGTGGCGGATGCAAAGGAACTGATTTCGGACGAGGAACTGGAAGCCTTCCAGAAGAAAGGCAAGGTGAACTAATGCCTCCTAAGAGACATGCGGTCTTATCCGCATCTGCCTCCCACCGTTGGCTGAGTTGCAATCCTTCCGCTCGTCTGGAGCAGGAATTCGAGGACAGAACATCTTCCGCTGCCGCAGAAGGAACCGCAGCCCATGCATGGTGCGAGTTCAAACTTCAGAAGGCATTGGGGCTTCCTTCCGAGGATCCGCCCAAAAGCGAATATGACTCCCCGGAAATGGATGCCCACACGGATGCCTATGTGGAGTTCGTGTTGGAGGCACTGGAGGAAGCCAAGCAGACCTGTGCAGATCCCCAGATCCTCATCGAGCAGAGACTGGATCTGACTAGTTACATCCCGGAGGCATTTGGAACCGGTGACTGCATCATCGTGGCTGACAGCAACATTCATATCATTGATATGAAATACGGACAGGGAGTCTTGGTAGATGCAAAGGAAAATTCCCAAATGATGCTGTATGCACTCGGAGCCCTCCGTCTGTATGACTTCCTCTACGACATTCAGACAGTGTCCATGACCATCTTCCAGCCCCGCCGCGAGAATGTCTCGACTTGGACGATCCCGGTGGCGGATCTACTGGAATGGGCCAACACCACGCTGAAAGAAAATGCGGAGCGGGCATTTAAGGGAGAGGGCGAATTTGTTTCCGGTCCCCATTGCCAGTTTTGCAAGGCAGCTGTTCGCTGCCGAGCCAGAGCGGAAGCCAATCTTCGTCTGGCGCAGTATGAATTCTCCAGACCCTCGCTGCTGACGGATGAGGAAATCGAGGACATCCTGGGTCAGATCCCGGATCTGGAGAAGTGGTGCAGCGAGATCGCCGCATATGCCCAGGATGCTGCCGTCAACCACGGTAAGCACTGGAATGGGTTCAAGTTGGTGGAAAGCCGCACTACACGCAGATACACCAACGAAAATGCAGTCATCGCCGCCGTTACCGAAGCTGGCTATGACCCCTTCGAGAAGAAGATCCTCGGTTTGACTGCCATGCAGAAAGCGCTGGGCAAGACCAAGTTCGATACACTTCTCGGCCACCTAATTGAAAAGCCTAAGGGTAAGCCCACGCTGGTCCCGGTTACGGACAAGCGTCCAGCCATTACCACTACGGGTGCAAGACATGACTTTATTGAATTTATGGAGGAATAAGAATTATGGCTAACAAGAATAACACCAAGGTTGTCACCGGTATTGTCCGGCTGAGCTACGCAAACGTCTGGGAACCCGCTTCCATCAATGGTTCCAATCCCAAGTACTCCGTGTCCCTCATCATTCCCAAGAGTGATACGAAGACCATCTCCGCAATCAATGCTGCCATTGATGCTGCCATCAAAGAGGGTACTGCCAAGTTCGGTGGTAAGACCCCTAATAAGGCTGCTCTGAAGCTGCCCCTGCGCGACGGCGACCTGGAGCGTGATGATGAGGCATATAAGAACTCCTACTTCATCAACGCCAACAGCACCACTGCTCCCCAGATCGTTGACCGTGCGGTGAATCCCATCCTCGACCGTTCCGAGGTCTACTCCGGCTGCTATGCCCGTGTGTCCGTCAACTTCTACGCTTTCAATAGCAATGGTAATCGCGGCATTGCCTGCGGTCTGGGCAACATCCAGAAGATCCGTGACGGTGAGCCTCTAGGTGGTAAGTCCTCCGCAGCAGATGACTTCGCCACCGATCTGGATGACGATTTCCTGGCTTGATGGAGGGCTGAACTATGGAATTTATTCAGAATCTGTTCGCCACCATCCTGCTGGGTGTCTGGGTAGTCGGAAGTATCGGCCTGGTTGTCTGTCTGGTCCAGAACATCATCCATGACTACAACCAGGAAAAGCGTGAGGCAGCTCGTGCCGATCGTAATAAGGAGTATCACGAGAAGCGCATGAAGGAACTGCGTTAAGCCCTTCGTGGGTGGCGGAGGGCAACCTCTGCCACCCAAATACCCGAAGGAAGGAGATAACATGACCAATCTATCTATAGACATTGAAACCTATTCCTCTGTGAACCTGGCAAAGAGCGGAGTTTACAGATATGTTCAGTCGCCGGACTTTGAAGTGCTACTTTTCGCGTATTCCATCGACGGTGGCCCGGTCAGTGTGGTGGATCTTGCCAATGGTGAGGAATTGCCTTCCGAAGTTCTGTTTGCACTGGTTGATCCCAAGGTTACTAAATGGGCCTTCAATGCCCAGTTCGAACGTGTATGCCTTTCGCGGTATCTGGGTGCGGATGTGGGAGTGTATCTCGATCCTGCAGAATGGCGATGCACCATGGTCTGGGCTGCGACTCTGGGACTGCCTCTGTCACTGGAAGGTGTCGGAGCTGTGCTTGGACTGGAAAAGCAGAAGCTGAAGGAAGGCAAAGACCTGGTTCGTTACTTCTGCACTCCTGCCAAAAACAGAGACGGCACGACTTTTCGACATCTTTCGACAGATGCACCGGACAAGTGGGAGCGCTTCAAAGCCTACAATCTCAGGGATGTGGAAACCGAGCTGGCCATCCAGACCAAGCTTTCCAAGTTCCCTGTATCAGAATCTGAATGGCAAAATTACATCCTCGATCAGCAGATCAATGACCGCGGCATCATGATTGACCGTACTCTTGTGGCTCAGGCTATTGCCTGTGACGAGCAGTTCAAGCAGACACACATGGAGATGGCCCGCTCTGTTACCGGACTGGAAAACCCCAACAGCCCTGCACAGCTGAAAGCATGGCTGGCCGAAAAAGGTGTTGAAGCGGACAACCTGTCCAAGGCATCAGTCCTTGCTCTGCTTGAAGAGGCAGAGGGCGAGGTGGAGCTGGCATTATCCCTGCGGCAAGAACTGGCGAAGAGTAGTGTCAAGAAGTACAACGCTATGGAGTCCGCAGTCGGCAGCGACGATCGAGCAAGAGGTCTGATTCAGTTCTATGGTGCCAACCGTACCGGAAGATACGCAGGTCGATTGGTGCAGGTTCAGAATCTGCCCCAAAACCATCTGCCGGATTTGGACGCAGTCCGTTCCCTTATCCGCTCAGGTGACTATGATACCGTGGAGATGCTTTATGAGTCTGTTCCCATGGTGCTGTCCGAGCTGATCCGCACCGCATTCATTCCGAAGCCCGGCCACCGCTTCTTCGTGGCGGACTTTGCAGCGATTGAAGCGAGAGTTATCGCATGGCTTGCCGGAGAGCAATGGAGACAGCAGGTCTTCGCCGATGGCGGTGACATTTACTGCGCATCCGCATCTCAGATGTTCCATGTTCCAGTTGAGAAACATGGCATTAACGGCCATCTTCGCCAGAAGGGCAAAATCGCCGAGCTGGCTCTTGGTTACGGCGGCAGCGTTGGCGCATTAAAAGCGATGGGTGCATTGAACATGGGTGTCCCGGAGGAGGAACTGAAACCACTGGTGGACGCCTGGAGACAGTCCAATCCCTATATTACAAAGCTGTGGTGGGATGTTGATCGTGCTGCCACCATCTGCGTCAAGCAGAGAACTACCGCCGAAACCCACGGCATTCGATTCATATATCAGAGCGGCATGATGTTCATCGTTCTGCCTTCTGGTAGAAAGCTGGTGTATGTGAAGCCCAAGATGGGGTTGAACAAGTTCGGCAGCGAGTCCATCACCTACGAAGGTGTCGGCACTCAGAAAAAATGGACAAGGCTTGAAAGCTATGGTCCTAAATTCGTGGAAAACATCGTGCAGGCTACCGCCAGAGACATTCTGGCAGAGGCGATGCTTCGCCTCGATGCAGCCGGATACAAAATCGTTATGCACGTTCATGACGAAGCTGTGATAGAAGCCCCTGCCGACACCTCACTGGAGGATATTTGCAGGGTTATGGGACAGACCCCCGGCTGGGCCAACGGTCTGATCCTCCGTGCAGACGGATACATCTGTGATTTCTATAAAAAGGACTGATGAGTATGTTTGGTGAAAGATTGAAAAGCAGAAGAAAGGAACTCTCTATGACACAGCTTGAGCTTGCTGGGCGTTTGGGGGTTGGTAAAGGGACGGTATGGACTTGGGAATCCGGTGAGAGGACACCTTCCGTGGATACCCTCAAGCAGTTGGCAACTGAGCTGAACTGTAGTATCGATTGGCTGCTGGGCTTGAGCGATACTCCCAACTTGCCTACAGCAGACCTTCGTGGTATTAAGCCCGGATTCATCAAGCAGCCTTATAACGGTTGGTGCGATCTTACCAGGCTGAAAGCAACAACGATTACTGTCCACGATGCTATTACGGAAATTCCTGATCCCGAAACCTTTGTTATTCCTCTGGTATTCACCCCCGGAGACATCGATGACCTGGTAAACCTTCCTATCAGCGATTGGCCCTGGGAGGATGGTTCACTGACCATTTATGACTGCATTCCCGCCAGTGAAATGGAACTCATTTCCGATACAGGTGTTGTTCTTTGGTGGCTGGATGTTGAGGAGATCGAAGAGACCGTTACCAGAAACATTGATGTAGAGCATCTGAACTATAAAGCACAATTCATTGTTATGCAGGCATTGGAGCAGCGATTGAATGGTGCTGCCACATTGAAGTTTCATTCCAAAGGAGAATAAACATGGGAGTAAACATGAGAAATTCCGAGGGCTACTACGATCCCACCGCGTATGAAGCCCTGTCCAATATCGAGCGTGAAGCAAAATCTGTGCGCTCCTTTCGTCCGGTGGTGTACATCTGCTCTCCGTTGTCTGGTGACATTGAGGGCAACCAGGCAAAAGCCAGGGCTTACTGCCGCTTCGCGGTTGACTCGGGTTACATTCCCATTGCGCCCCACATCTACTTTCCGCAGTTCATGAATGAGCATAGCCCAAAGGAACGCAATCTGGCACTGTTCATGGATACGGTGCTGCTGACCAAATGCGCTGAACTGTGGGTGTTTGGAGATTCCATCTCCAAAGGTATGAGTGTGGAAATAGAAAAAGCCCGTCGCAAAGGTCAACCTATCCGCCACTTCACTGAAAACTGCACGGAGGTAACTGCTGTATGAAAATCGCTGTCGGCAATAGCCGTATGGATAAGAAATGGAAGAACCGGGAGATCTCCTGGGAGGAACTGTGCCAGAAGGTCAGTGTAACGATCCGCACTACGGAAACGGTGCAGGAGTACCGCAAGCTGAAGAAAGGTGCTCAGGACAACATCAAGGATGTGGGTGGCTTCGTCGGCGGTGCCCTCCGGGAAGGTCGCCGTAAGAACGGTATGGTTCTCTGCCGCTCCATGCTGACCTTGGATATGGACTACGGCAAGCCCGGTATCTGGGAAGAAATTGATATGCTGCACGACTTCAAATGCTGCATTTATTCAACCCATAAACATACCCCCGAAAATCCCCGTCTGCGCATGATCATTCCGTTGTCTCGAGAGATCTCTGAGGAGGAGTATCCCGCAGTAGCAAGAATGGTTGCCAAGGAAATCGGTATCGATCTGTTTGATGATACCACCTATGAGGCCTGCCGTTTGATGTACTGGCCTTCGACCTCCATAAACGGAGAGTTCTTCTTCCAGACCAAAGACGGAGTGGAATTGAACCCCGACTATTACCTTGCCAAATATGATGACTGGCATGATGCATCCACATGGCCTGTGTCCAGCCGTCAGTCCGAAGCCGTCCGCCACAGCATAACCCAGCAGGCAGATCCTCTGACCAAACCCGGTATTGTGGGCGCGTTCTGCCGTGCATACACCATCGAGGAGGCCATCGATACCTTCTTGTCGGACATCTATGAGCCTTCCTCCATGAATGGTCGATACGATTACATCCCTGCTGATAGTGCTGCCGGTGTGGTGGTTTATGACGGAAAATTCGCATACAGCCACCATGCCACCGATCCCGTATGCGGTAAGCTGCTGAACGCCTTCGACCTGGTGCGTCTGCATCGGTACCGTGAGCTGGACGAGAACATTGGTTTGGATACGCCTATCACTAAGCTGCCCTCCTATAAAGCCATGAGTGATCTGGCTATTGGGGACGAGCGGGTAAAGGCTGTGTTCAACGAGGATCGTATGACTCAGGCCAATACCGAGTTTAACAACGAGGACTGGATGAATCAGCTGGAGCTGGATAAGTTCGGCAATGTGAAAAACACCCTGCGTAACCTTACGTTGATCCTAGAAAATGACCCCAACCTCAAAGGCATCGTATTCAATCAGCTGCTGGATGGCATGGAGATCAAGGGAGATGTGCCTTGGAAGCACCCTTCCAAGTTCTGGCGGGACGCAGACGATGCCCAGCTCATCGCTTACATTGATTCTCATTACGGCACCTTCTCCGCCAGAAACTACGACATCGCCGTAGCTAAGGTTACAGATGACCGCTCCTATCATCCTATTCTGGAGTTCATCAGCAATCTACCCCAGTGGGACGGTATTGAGCGTGTGGACACACTGCTCATTGACTACCTTGCCGCTAATGACAATGCCTATGTCCGTGCAGTTACCAGAAAAACTCTGTGTGCCGCCATTTCCAGAGTCCTGCGTCCCGGATGCAAGTTCGACAGCATCCTCGTGCTGAACGGTCCCCAGGGTGTTGGCAAGAGTACTCTCATTGCCAAACTGGCTGGTGAGTGGTTCTCCGACAGCCTGAACCTGGGCGATACCAAGGACAAGACTGCGGCAGAAAAGCTCCAGGGCTACTGGATCTTGGAGATTGGCGAACTGGCTGGTTTGAAGAAAGCGGAAGTGGAAACCCTGCGTTCCTTCCTCTCAAGACAGAACGATATCTACCGCGCCGCCTTCGGCAAGAGAGCGACACCCCATCTGCGCCAGTGCGTGTTTTTCGGAACTACCAACGCTGAGTCCGGTTATCTTCGTGATACTACAGGTAACCGCCGCTTCTGGCCTGTGAAGACTCCCGGACACGGTCGAAAGCAGTCCTGGAACCTCACCCACGAGGAGATCCTCCAGATCTGGGCAGAGGCCTATGAATACGTGAAGAAGGGCGAGAAGCTGTATCTCTCCGCAGAGGTTGAGGCTCTGGCCAAAACTGAGCAACGAGATGCCATGGAGTCTGACGAGCGTGAGGGTCTGGTGCGTGAGTACCTGGATATCAGGCTCCCCAGCAACTGGGCAGACATGGACATCTTTGAGCGCCGCAATTTCCTCAACGGCTCTGACTTCGGAGGTCTGAAGCAGGATGGCACGATGGAACGCATCCAGGTGTCTAATATGGAAATCTGGTGCGAGTGCTTCGGTAAGGAGCGTGCCAACCTCCGTCGTGGCGACAGCAATGAAATCACTTCCATTCTGACCCGCCTGGGCTGGAAGCGTAAGGAAAAGAAGGAACGTATTCCTTTGTACGGACCTCAGTTCGTGTTCGTGCCTAAGCCCCGTTCTTAATTCTGTTCCCAAGATCCTCCATAGCGAAAGAACTGGTTCCCGGTGCTGGCTCTGTGCCGGGAACCTCCAATGGATCACCTCATGGGAACGGCGGACGCCCCTTACGCTGCAAGGTGTTTTGGCTCCCTTGTTCCTATGTACCTGACCTTTCTTATAAATGGAATGTAATAAAGATAACAGTAGTAAGAAACCCATAACCGCGTATACGCACGTATAGGGCTTTTTAGGATTAGAGAACACAGGAGAACGCATGAGGGAAAAAGCAATAGAGTCCAAGCTGGTCAAGGCAGTCAAATCAATGGGCGGTCTTGCACCGAAGTTTGTAAGCCCAGGATTAGATGGAGTGCCAGACCGTCTGGTTCTCCTGCCTGGTGGAAATATGGCTTTCATTGAGGTGAAAGCAACGGGAGAAACTATGCGCCCACTCCAAGTAAGGAGAAAAAGACAGTTAGAATCACTTGGCTTTTCGGTGTACTGCATCGATAGCCCCGAACAGATTGGAGGGATTCTCAGTGAAATACAATCCGCATGACTATCAGAGCTACGCTACCAACTTCATACTGGAGCATCCCGTTGCAGCGATCTTCCTGGACATGGGTCTGGGTAAGAGTGTCATCACGCTGACCGCGATCCATAGCCTCTGCCTTGACAGCTTTGAGGTATCCAAGGTGCTGGTTATAGCACCGCTGCGTGTAGCCAGAGATACGTGGCCTGCGGAAATCGAAAAATGGGATCATCTCAGAGGGCTGACTTATTCAGTTGCTGTCGGCACTGAAGTGGAGCGAAAAGCAGCACTTCAGCAGGATGTATGCGTGTACATCATCAACAGAGAAAACGTCCAATGGCTGGTGGAAGAGAGTGGCTTGCCCTTTGACTATGACATGGTGGTCATCGATGAGCTGTCATCCTTCAAGTCCTACCAGGCAAAGCGGTTCCGCAGCCTTCTGAAGGTTCGCCCCAGAGTGCGGAGAATCGTCGGCCTTACTGGTACTCCATCCTCCAATGGTCTTATGGATCTGTGGGCGCAGTTCCGTTTGCTGGATCTGGGCAAGAGACTGGGCAGATACATCACGCATTTCCGAAATGCATACTTTCAACCGGACAAGCGTAACGGCATGGTGGTTTTCTCCTATAAACCCCTTCCGGGAGCTGAGGAAGCCATCTATAATGCCATTTCCGATATCACCATCTCCATGAAAGCTACAGACCACCTCAAGATGCCTGAATGCATTATGAACGAGGTTACAGTAACTCTCTCTCCGAAGGAGCGCAAAATCTACGATGCTATGAAAGCAGATCTGGTTGTATCCCTGGGCGATGAGGAGATTGATGCCGGTAATGCTGCCGCTCTTGCAAACAAGCTATCCCAGATGGCTAACGGTGCCGTTTATGGCGAAGACAAGCGAGTGTTCTCCATCCATGATAAAAAGCTGGATGCTCTAGAGGATATCATCGAAGCCGCCAACGGCAAACCTGTGCTGGTGGCCTACTGGTTTAAACATGATCTGGAACGTATTCAGAAGCGGTTCCAGGTAAGAGAAATCAAAAACAGCCGGGACATCACCGACTGGAACAACGGTGACATACCCGTGGCGGTCATTCACCCGGCTTCGGCGGGACACGGACTGAATCTTCAGACCGGAGGCTCTACACTGGTGTGGTTTGGACTCACATGGAGCTTAGAACTTTACCAGCAAACCAATGCCAGACTTTGGCGGCAAGGCCAGAGTGCCGATATAGTTGTCATCCACCATATCGTAGCCAAGGACACTATAGACGAGAGAATCATGGCTGCATTGCATAAGAAGAATGAAACACAGACTGCGCTAATCGATGCGGTAAAAGCGAATTTGGAGGTGCTATAAATGGACCCTTATCAGAATCTGGCAAACGCCATCATCATCCTTGCCGTCAAGGATTACAAGGTGGCACTGAAGCGATATAAGAAATTCCCCGATGATGTCGACAACATCAGATCGGTGGAGGAACTGGAGAAATTCTTCCTCTCCGAGTGGTTCCAGTTTCTGTCCAATCTTGACGGTGAACAGCTGATGCTGGATGTAGAAAGAATGGTTCTCGGAAAGGCGGTGGCTTAAATGACAGCAAAAGAATATCTGTCCCAGGCTTACCGTCTGGATCAACGTATCAACAGCAAGCTGGAGCAGCTGGCTTCTCTGAACGACCTCTCCACCAAATGCACCGCCGCCCTTAGTGGTATGCCGCACAGCCCCAACCGGGGAAGTTCCACCATGGCAGACACCATCGTGAAAATTATCGATCTCCAGCATGAGATCAACGATGACATTGACAAGCTGGTGGATCTGAAGCGTGAACTGGTTGCGGTCATTAAAGCCGTGGATAATCCCGAATGCCAGACCCTTCTGGAGCTTCGCTACCTCTGCTTCAAAACATGGGAGCAGATCGCCGTGGATATGAATTACGGGATCGATAATATCTACAAGCTCCACAACAAAGCTACATCCAAGGTGATCGTGCCGACCACCTTACAGTAAAATACACTGTTTTACAGTAAAGGTTATGTGCTATAGTATAATCAGCAAACGAGAATCAAGAACGGCCTTCACGGGAGAAATCCTGTGAGGGCTTTTCTTATGCCCAAACGGAGGTGATTACCATGGGCTATCGTAAAGTGGGTTATTTAGAACAGGCCTGGTATATCATCAAGTACAAGCTGTGGCATCTATTCCGACGGAGGTGAGATTATGCCGAGGAAGCCGAAGCGTCCCTGCTCACACCCAGGATGTCCAAAGCTGACAGAAGGCCGGTTTTGTGAGGTGCATCAAAAAGAAGAAGCGAAGCGATATGAGAAATATGATCGTGATCCTGCAACGCGCCGCCGTTATGGCCGAGCTTGGAAGCGTATCCGTGACAGCTATGTTCATGAACATCCGTTGTGTGAACTGTGCTTGAAGGAAGGCAGATTTGTGGAAACCGAGGAGGTTCACCATAAAATCCCGCTTTCTGAGGGCGGCACCCATGCGCGGGATAACCTTATTTCCTTATGCAAAATCTGTCATGCAAAGCTCCATGCTGAGCGAGGTGATCGCTGGCATCAGAAAGGAGTCCTGTATGAAAAGTAAGCGTGTATGCTGTTGGTGCGGACAGATGTTTGAATCTTCCAATCCCAAGCAAATCTACTGCTGCAAAGAATGCGGTTACAAAGGAAATCTAAAACTAAAGCGAGACCAGTGGGCTGCGGCCTATGTTCCTCGCACCGTTACTTGTAAAGAGTGCGGAACAGTGTTTACTACAGAGTGCGGTGCTACGCGCTCTGTTTTTTGTTGTCAGTCCTGTGCTGAGAAGTATGAACGCCGGGTTGAACACAGCACCGAACGCCACAAGAAATATATGCGTGAAAGCAGACGACGCCGCGAGAAGCAACTGGCGGCGGGCTTCGTGGAAAAGGTTAGCTACGAAGCGGTGTACGAAAGGGACAATGGTGTCTGCCAAATCTGTGGTCTTCCGGTTCATCCCACAAAAGGTATAGACAACAATTGGGACGGCACCATCGATCACATCCAACCGCTCTCTGTTGGTGGTAAACACTCTATGTCCAACTGCCAGCTTGCACACCGGATCTGCAACAGTCTTAAACGACAGCAGACAGATACCTTCACTGTGGATTGGCAGGAGAAAGCAAGGGAGGATAACTACTGGCGAATCAAGTTTGAGCAGTATATGAATCTTATGAGTGTATGACCCTGGCCCGGTCAAATCTCTGTCACCCTGTTCCTGGGTAACGGTGCCGGGGTCACGTGTAAAAAAACGCGAAAGTTTCAGGGGGAATAGCCCCCGTTAGAAAGAGGTGTGTAATTATGGGCGCAAGAGGCCCCAAACCTGGCAGCGGTGGCAGACCGAAAAAGGCCATCGCAGACAAAATCCTGGACGGCAACCCCGGCGGCAGACCGCTGACTGTCATTGATTTCAAAGACAGCGCGGCAGACTTGGAAGGTCAGGCCATGCCGAAACCTTCGGAATTCCTGTCCGCAAAACAGAAAGACGGCACCACGCTGTGTGCTGCCGAAATCTATGAAAATGTATGGAACTGGCTGGCAGAACGCCGCTGTGCTGCATTGGTATCTCCACAGCTGATTGAGCGGTTCGCTATGGCCAGTGCAAGATGGATTCAGGTGGAGACACTCACCAGTGAGCTGGGCTTTCTGGCAAAGCATCCCACCACAGGCGCAGCAATCCAATCACCCTATGTGTCCATCGCTAACACATATATGACGCAGGCCAACCGCCTGTGGTCGGAAATCTACCAGATTGTCCGGGAAAACTGTACTGGCGAGTATAGCGGCGCAAGCCCCCAGGATGATGTAATGGAGCGCCTGCTCCGGGCAAGGAGCGGTGGTCGCTGATGGTTATAGCAAAAATTGAGATCAGTGGAACCACTGCTACCGTTATATGGAGCAAGGAAATTCCCATGGGGCTTGTGGGCGGCAGAGTGCAGATCGAGTATACGGATGAGCGTTGGAACACGCTGAACAAAACCGTTGTGTTCCGTGGTGCAGTTACCAAGGATGTCTTGGACGACGGCAACGACATCGTCATCCCTGCTGAAGTGTTATCTCGATCCGGCATCAATTTCTATGTCGGTGTCTACGGCACTGATGCGGAAAACAATATCGGCATTCCCACTTTCTGGGCGAAAGTAGGAATCATCCGTGATGCGACCGATCCAAATCTCGACCCCAACTCCAACCCTGACCTACCCGTATGGGCAAGGCTGTTAGAAAGGACACCGGACTGGCTGGCACAACCCGGTAGTGACAATTATATCCTCAACCGCACTCACTGGTCAGCCATAGAGAAGGCCGACCGAACCTTTGACGGCAACTTGGAAGGTCGAACCTATCATTCCATCGCCAATGGTTACACCTTCGTAAAAATAACAGACCGGGTTCTGACGAAAGCTGATCTGATCGGCTCTGCTGTTGTCCTCCGTACTTTTTCTGCACCCGATGAAGATGCAACAATTATCATCACCGAAAGCATGATCCAAGACGGAGCATCCGAAGGGTATCCCGCCCTGTTGGTCGGAGAGTTCGTCGTATCCGCTTACGCAGACTTTGATATCTATGGCCTGCACATCGAAAAAGGTGTCTATTTCCTGCATTACACAGAAGACGGTGTTCCGGTTGGCTGTGTTCATTCTCTGTCTGCACTCCCAGATGAGGAGGAAGTGGTACACAAGCTGGATAACAAGTATCTTGACGCTGAATGGATGGCGAACTGCACTGACGGCAGTGAAGTTATCCTGGAAGAAGCTGTTCAGCCTTTTTCTGGAACAACAGGACAGCAGAACTTTCAGTTTACCCTTGAAGCAGGAAAGACTTACGAGGTCACTTGGGACAACGATGTATATCAGTGCATTGCAGGACAGATCAGCGAGGAATATATTTTCGTATCCTATATGGGCAATGCTCACCTCTTGGAAGAAGAATATCCTGATACCGGAGAGCCTTTTTGTATTGCCTGCGTTAGCATTATGGGCATCCAGCTTATGACCCAAATTGCATCAACAGATGAAGCGACAGAACACCGAATCGCTATTAAGCAGATCGGCAAGATTCGTAATCGGATACCTTTGGCATTTATGCCGCAGAGCTATGTTTTCCCCAGTGACTTCCGCTACACAGGTGTTGTCGATGACGAGCTGGAAAAGGCGTACTTTCACTTGATGCGTGGTGGCAATGTGTATGCCAATTATGGTAACAGTCGCTTCAAGATCATCATGATTGACCTCGATTTGTGGGACGGAATGTTCCATAACCTGGTTATGACCAACGGAGACTGCATCATGATGTGGAGCAAAGAAACCGGATGGCTGAAGCATAACAAGACCAGCTTTATGCTCGACGGTGAGGATGGTAAAAAATATAGAATCGCTATAAACAGCGCCGGTGCTTTGTATGCAACAGATGTCACCAACCAAACAATTTACGCCTGATATAGGAGGACATATTTATGTTTGAAAAAGTAAACCCTTCCCACCCCGATAAGGTCGCTGACCGTATCGCGGGTGCTATCGTGGATCTGGCCTACGAAACCCAGATCGACCCCAAGGTGGCGGTCGAGGTGCTGATCGGTCATGGTGTATGCCATGCCATTGTGGAGACCTCCGCCATTCTGAATAAGCAGAAAGTGATTGATGCCGTCCACCGCATTGCCGGTCCTCTGGAGGTCGACCTGGTGGTCGTTCCCCAGGATGCCCATCTGGCTCGTAACCAGGAGGAC